TTTAACCTCCGTGGTGATTTGCGGCTTGGGAGCCGTCTTCGTGATGAGACTTCGAAACGTGAGCGGGAATTGCTTCACGTCCGCCGATCGTCCGACTCCGACGGTCGTGTCCGCCGGAACTGCTACCGTCGAAACCTCCGCCGGAGTCCAGGACGTGACGCGATACGTGTTCCCCTCATCCTCGGACTGCTTTTCGAGGACGATCTCGTTCACGCGATATCCGACGGAAATCCACGGACGGATGCCGTCCTGGATATCCCGCTTAATTTCCTGCGCTCGCGGGGATCGCGAGAAGCGAGCGACGCCGCGAAGAACCTTATCCGCTCCGAGCGCGATATTCTCGACGATCCCGACTTGGTCGCCCGTATCGTGATCGACGAGATGCGCCAGCCCTTGAGCCGCGCGAGTGAGATCGACGGAGCTCGTCGAGTGATCGAGAATCTCCGTCCCGTACCATCGCGGGACTTCACACTCTGAGGAGATCGCGAGCTCGAAACGGTCCTCGTCGGACTCGTCCTCGATCGCTTCCTTCGCCGGAGTCTCCGTCGCTTCCTCCGCCGGATCACCTTCCGCTCGTGTCGCTTTCGCGACGCGCGGAATGAGCTTCATCTCGACGGGGATCGCGCGAACTTGGATCGGGAGCTCTTTCACTTCGTCGACTTTCGGAACTTCGGTAATCATTGGGGTTTGCCTCCTCCTACAACGAGCGCGAGCTCGCGCATCTCCGCCATTCGCTTTGGCGTGAGCGGTTTTGTATCGTCCGCGTTCGGATCGACGACGTCGTCTTCGACGTCCGTCTTATCCGCGAGGAGCGGAGTCTTCGTCGATCCCTGGAGATCGATCCCGTACTTCTTCGCGAGTTTGTTCTCCGCGTCGAGCTGTTCGAGCGTCTCCTCGAAGTCCCCTCCGCGATCTGAGATCACGTCGTCGCGCGTATCGAGAGCCGCATCGATCGCCATGATCGCGGCCTGGACGTCCTTCAATGGGTCAACCCACTGCCAGCCGCGCGTCTGCCAGCGTCCCGCGCCATACTTTCGGAAGTCGCGCGACGGGAGCGCGAGCTCGCCGGAGAGGAGAGCCATCGGGAGCCAGGAGTCGAAGACGGGTTGAAGAAACGACTCCGCGAACCATGCTTGGTGCCGTCGCCATTGATCGCGCTCCGTGAGCAATCCCGCGCGGATCGAGGAGTAATTCACTCCGACGAGATCGTTCGCGAGCGCGTTATAAGAGACTCCGAGTCCCGTCGCGATTTGCCGGAGAACGGCTTGAACGAATTGCGGGAACGCGTTCGCGGGATGATCGAGCTTCCACTCGACGAACTCCATTCCTGGAGGGAGCATCTCGACCGTACCTGGAGACGCTTCGAATCGAATCTTCGTCGTCTTCGGATCGGGAGCGTCGAACGCTTCCGCGTCCGTGTACTTGAGGAATCCCATCTTCGCCGCTCCCGTTCGAGCCGCGACGAGCTCCGCTTCGATGTACCCTTCGAGAATCCTCATCGCGAGCATTACGCAGTGGAACCATGTGACGCCGCGCGTCTGATTCACTCGGGAGGGATCGTAAAGATGGGTGACGTACTCCGCCGGAATCCGCTCGCGCTCCAGCGATCCGCCGAAGTCCGAAGGGTGATAGGGGTTCACGTAATAGGCGACGGGACGGCCCCATCCGTCGACTTCGACTCCGAGCCGAATCTCGTTCTCGTTCTTCCCGCGATCCCGCGTGTAGTTGTGATCGATGCAATCCGCGTCGATTAGCTGGATTGCATAGCGATGCTTGTTCGCGAATCCAGGAACGTGCCGGACGAAGACTTCTCCGTCCGTCGCGACGTTCCGAATCACTAAGTCCTCGACCGCGCGGAGTGAGAGCTTCCCGTCGACCGTACAGTTCCCGCGCTTGCTCCAGTCCGTGAAGCTCTTCTCGATCTCTCGATTCGATTCGGAGTCGAGCTCGTTGCTCTTCGACCGGACTCTCGCTTGATACTGAATCCCCGCGCTTCCGACGACGTTCGCCGCGAGGAGATTGAGGTACTGCTTCGCGACGGGGTTATTCCGTCCGAGCTCGCGTCCGCGAGCGCGGAGCGTCCGCATGTTCCCCTTCGTCTCCTGGTCTGCGGAGAGGATCGCCGCAAACCAATCGAGCGTGAGTCGATTCGCCTGGGCTCCGGTATAGGAGAACGCGTTCCGACGAGAGAGCCCGAGGAAGGAGAGAGCGCGATCGATGATCTTCGGGAGCTTCATCATTTGAGCGGAACTCCCTTCGTCGTCGCGATCGCGGACGCGGGGACGCAGTCCGCCCCGTCCGCGGTGCAATAGCACTTCATCCCGTTCGTGCTCTCGCAGTAAACGCGATTCAGCTTCGGCGCTCCGACTCGCTTCCAGTCCGTCGTGTCCGTCGACTCCCACGGCTTCGCCGGGTTGAAGATTCCGCCGTCCGACGGAGGAGGAGGACAGACGGGATAAGAGATAGGGACGATCGACCGCTCGATCATTAACTTCGACTGGCACTTCGCGAGCAGTGACGCCGCGCTCTGCGCTTCGTCGAGCTTCGACGGATCGCTCGCGAGAGCTTTATTCGCCGCATAGCTCGCGTTTGCAAGAGCGACGCAATCGAGACTGGTCTCCGCCGGAGACGCCGCCGCGATCGCGAACGGGACGAAGAAGAGAACGAACGAGATGATCCTCGCGAGCTTCATTCTGGAATCCCCGTAATGTCGACCCAGGTCGACGGAAGAGAGTGAGTGTCTTCGAGCGGAGAGAAGACGACTTCGACGGAGGGAGCGAGCCTCCCTGGATTCCGCATCTGCCAGAGCTTCACGCGATACTCCCCGAGGAGCTTCTTCACTTCGGGGAGCGGAATCTTCGAGACGATACGTCCGCCGATCGAGTAACTCTGGAGATCGGCGGGAATCTTCTCTTCGAGCGCCGCTTCCAGGAGCGCGACCATCCGCTCCGTGTGGGAGATACAAGCTCCCGCGCTCGCCGTCGCGAGATCGAGCGCAACGAATACGACGCCGTCTCCGACGTTGTGCGCTTCGAGAAGCGTTGTTCCGTCCGTATCAAACTTCGAGACGCGCTCCAGGAAGCGGTAGTCTCCCGTCGGAAGTGAGTCCGTCGGAAGGATCGTGACGAGGTAAGCGTCACCGTCCGCGACGCCGTCTTTTGTCAGCGTCGCGAGAGCTCCGTTCAAGTAAACGGAATACTTCCAGCCGTCCGAGGGGAGATAGTCCGGAACGAAGCGACGGAACTTCACCGTCTCTCCGGCGGAGAAAGTCGAAGGGATGTTGTCGGGGACGTCGACGCTCATCGCATCCCCATCTTCGGGAATCGCGGGAGCGCGTCTCTAGTCGAATTTCGTTCGACAGTGTCGAAGGAGCTTTGCCGCGCTCGTCAAACGCCCGATTTTATGCGGGGAGCGGAGACAGTTACAGAAGAGGGAAAGGATTCATTTTTTTTACGCTTGGAAGCTCGCGCGACGCCGCGTCTCCGTCCAGACGGCGAGAATGAACTTCTCCGGATCGACGCCGCGCTCGCTGAGACGGGCTCGCGCGAGCCGGACTTCGTTCCCGATCGTCTCCTCGAAGTGAGCTCTCCAGGAGTCGTAATTCGCGAGCTCTCCCGCCTGGACGCGACGAACGTCGTCGAGATAGTTCGGATCGAGCGAGATCATTATGTCGACGAAGCGACTCGCGAGAGCTTCGAACTCGTTCACTCAATTCTCCGTCGCCGCGATCCGATGCAGTTGAAACTCACGATAGAACTTCCGGAGAACTCGTCGAATGTGATCTCGTTCGATCGGGTTGTCGATCCCGTGACGATTAGAGAAGAGCTCCGTCGCTCGATCGACGAGCCCGATCATATTCCCCGCGTCGATGAGGACGGAGCAATCGCCGCAAGCGACGAACGCTCCGCGCGATTCGAATCCGAGAATTTTTATCTCGAAGTCCCGCGTCTTATATTCCCTCGCGCAATCGTCCAGGAGCGCGAAGCAAAAGTCGCACGATCCGCCGATCATCACGCGCTCCCTTCCAATAACTGCCGCTCGATCTCGTCCGCGACGTTCCGCAGTATCGCGGGGAGGATCGCGAGCGTCTCGATCCGAGCCTGGACGGAGAATCCGTTCCCGAGCTTCCCGTCGCGGACGATGAGTATCACGTCTCCGCCCGTGAGCCGTCGCGCTTCCGTCGTCGCGTCGTTATACTTTCCAGGATCATTCGCGCGGATCATCGCTTCATCCTTCCGAGGAGAGCCGCGACGAGGAAGGGGAGTCCCTCATCGTTCCAGGCGGGAGCGTCTCTCCAGGACTCATCGCGCGTCGTCGCGTAAGTGATCTTGAGCTCCGTCCCGTCGTCTGCGAGTCCGCCATACTCCGCGCGGAATCCCCGCTCGATCGAGACGTCCTGGAGCGGGAAGTGAACGATCTTCCGCCGGAGCCGGAGCCGTCCTCGGAGCCCGTCGTTCACTTGATCGAAGGACGAGTCCAGGAGGAGACGTCCTTCGACGTGAGCGACGAGATGCCCTCTCCATCCCTGTCCCCACGGAGTCCTAACTTGTCCCTTCGACCGCGCGAGCTCCTCGTCGGAGAGTCCGGACGTGTACGCGACGTTGAGACTCGGAACTTCGACGACGAGCTTCGTCGCGAACGGGACGACGTGGAATCCGAGAGCTTCGAGAACGTCGCAAGTGACGCGCGTCGCTCCGATGCAGGAGTTCGGAGGCATGAAGTCGAGCAGGATCGGACGCGCGATCGAGCAATACCGCGCGAGAGTCTTCGCCGCGTTCACTTTGGCTCCGTATCCGCGAACTTCGGACACGCGTTAACGTCGTGCTTCGTGCTGTCCTCCGCGTTCGCCGCACAGCAGGGAATCTCCGCTCCCGCATCCTGGAGTGTGAGTTTCTTCGCGGGGTAAGTGACGTTCGTCCGAGGGTCAGTCCAATCCATCCCCGCTTCGTGACAGACGTCCCGCGCGACGTCGTAAAGATCGCGCGACGACGTCGCGACGCGCTCGACGAATACCTTCCGGCGGATCATCGCTTCCGTGTACTCGAAGAGTTGGAAGTCGACGAAGAGCTTCCAAAGATCATCGGGAGTCGTCGTCGCTTCGATCTCGATCTTCCGCTTCCGGACGAACTCCGTAAGCGTGTGGATTACATGAGGGGTAAGCATCCCGATCGCATCGTCCGAGTTCAAGCGTCCTCCTTCGTTCCCGTCGCTCCCGTCGCGATCATTCGCGCGTCCAGTTCGCGGGACTCTAACTTCAAAGCATGAAAGCGAAGCATGGCGACGAGCTCCGCGCGGAGTTCGTCGTCGAGAGCTCCGGAGCCGAACAACTGCGGGAGCCATAGCATCCGGATTCCCGTCGAAGGATCGAGCGAGATCACCGCGAGCGGAGGACTCTCGACGAGCTCTCCGAGCGTCGCTTCCTTCCAGAACGGATCGCTCAAGCGTCCCTCCCTTCGCCGGAGAGGAAGCTCGCGAGCCGCGCGAGGAGCTCCGATCCGAGACTTTCCATCCGCGCGACGTCACCATCCGTCGGCTCTCCCGTCGTTCGATCGAGGACGAGATCGCAGGTTATGAACTCATACATCGAAAGAGCTCCCGCGAAGAACGCTTTCTCCGTCTCCAGACGTTGAACGGGAGCCGCGTCGATCGGGATCGCTCGATCGCGATAGTCGTTCCATCTCTGCTCGAATCCCTTCACTTCCGGACGTTGCATCTTCTCTTCCTTCCTTCGCCTAACTTCGCGACGATGAACGCGACGAACTCGCGCCATAAGTGAGCGTGATCCTCGAACTCTTCGCGGAGGAGCCGCTCGCGGACGAACTCGTCGATCGCCTGTTTGCATCCGACGACGAGAGCATCTATCGCGAGATCGGGAGCGAGAGAGGACGAGAGCTTCTTCTTCACTGGACGGACTCCGATTCCGACTCCAGGACGAGACGGAGAAGCTCCCCGCTCGTCGTCGTCACGTCGGACGAGACGTCGATAAATTCTTGAGGCTCGTCGAGAGCCGTCATGTGGAGCGCGATGATATCCGCGAGAGCCATCCTCTGCGAAAGCGTGAGCCGGACGACGTATCGCGGACGCGAGTCGACGTCCTTCACGAATCCGAACGTCTTCGCGTACTCGTCCGCGTCCTCCTC